TTCAGACGCTGACGGTTCAGCGTTGAACCTCGACCTGTAAGATTGTTTAAACGCATCGACACTGCGGAAGTTCTCGACAATTAACTCCGCTGTCGCTGGATCATAACCTTCTGCTACGAGTTTTTCCTGCTCCGCATTTACACCAGCAACAGGTGGTACAGCGTCATTCAAGTCCTCCTCTACCGTCTCTATGAGTGGTTCTTCGTTGTCGCTTAGTTCATCCCTTGAATCATCGGGTGTGCCCCCGACCAGACTACCTATGCCTGAAAGCGCATCTGTTATTGACTTACCAAAACCTGACACACTGTCTTTAATTCCACTAACAGCTGTGCTTGTCATCTTAGGGTTGCCGACCGCTAAATCCATAAGGGTTGGTTGTCCCGCTATGGTGTTTACCACGTTGCCTAACGTGGTTGCCAGCCCAACGCCGGGAACAGCCAAGCCCATCAGTGTTCCAGCGATACCTACAGCCTGTGATATTCCGGGGTTGGCTGTTTGAAACCCTCGTTCGGTGATAGCATTTAAGTCCATCTGTGCATTAGTAGGATTGTTGGCGTGTCTTGCATCTATGACGCGATCTATATGTTCTTCTTTTTGTTTTTTACTTAAATCCACAATGCTAGCTGGTTTTACCCCATAGGTTAAACCTGCCTGAGTGTACCCTTGGCTCAAGTTTCCATAAGCGTCAGCGATTCCCGGTTCCTGTGGAGGTGTGTCACCACTATACGCCCTTCCACCCAATCCACCCATCGCCTCATTTCCGGGGCTACCTTGCGTAGCACTTACATTCCCACCAAACTCACCCGTTGTACCAGCGCGATCACGCGTGTCGTCATCTTCATCCTCATCGTTAACTTCGTCACCTTGACCATCTGTCCCTGTTGGACCACCGACACCACCCAGACCAGACATACCACCCTCTGCAGTATCGAAAAAAGCAGGTAACCCCGTCATCACATTCTGTTTCGCTTCAGGTAGAATACCCATTGCCTGTGCCATCGCTATGGTTTCTGGGTCCATGTGTGCAAGTTCGGTGTCACCGCCCTGCCCCATATCCGCTAAACCTTCAGCCGCCTGCATTGGCATCTGCTGTAGCTGGTCTACGTCAAACTGTTGATCACCGACATTTATAACATCGGGGTTTACGTTATCAGGCATGGCAGGTTCTGGTTGAGGACTAACCGTCTGCATAATGTCCTGCATAATTTTGTCTTTTTGTTCATCGGAAAGCTGTGGGACAACCATGCGTAAACTATTGCGCATCCTGTTGTTTGCTTTGTCGTGACCTTCTAGACTTGTGATTCCTTGCATTATAACGACCTACCACCCAACGTGCGTTGCAATGTAAAACTCGCCTGTGGTTTCTGATAAAAATCAAACCAACCGTCACCGTCGTAACCTTGGAATACCCCAAGCGATTTATTGTAAATTATTGCGCCGACATTTGGATTTATAAGGTTGTCGCGTTCGTTCGAAGTATACGCTTTTGTTGTCTTTCCATCAAGGATTCTGATGCGTCTAGACTGTTCATCACTATCATTCTGTGCGACTTCACTGAACTGCCGTGCCCAGTTGTTCATATCATTTATAAACTCAGGAAATCTACTCATCTATATCCACCCGGTGTAACATCCATGCGAATGTCTCCTAGCCTAAAATCATCGTTGACACCGTTACAGCTTATACGCAGTGACATCTGCCGCGCCTGCACCCGATAGTCTAACTTGCTTGTTGTTTCTGTGACCTGTTGTGATGTTTCTGTTGTTTCTGTCGCAACAGGATACCGTCTATGTTTTACTGTAAAATCTACAGAACCACCTGACGATAAGATCAAGTCAGGTATTATCCTGCGCAGTTCCATAACGCGCTCACCGTCTTCTAGATCCATAGGCGCTGTCTCGATATGCGCTGCGAATGCAGAACCGTTTGCATTAGCGGAGTCTTCATGCGCATAGATTATCCCGCTTGAATCCACCATCTGAGGCACGTCAAATACACCACGGTCAATCATTGCGGTGCGGTCAAACGTACCAATCGACCAAGTGTTTTCTATATAGTTATATATAACGTAACGATCACACTCATCGGAATCATGCGGATATAACCACCATATTTCGTTGAACTCAGAATTATGTGATGCATATACCTTTTCGCGTTGTGCCGCTGAAAGGTTGTCAAACACATGATCTTGCACGGTGCATTGGATAACCTGCGGTTGACCACCTGCATAAACAAAAAACTGTTTTGTGTTAGACATCCAAAAACATTTACCATCCACAACAGCAAAACCGTTCGGGCTGATTAATCCACATGCGGAACCCGCAAGCTGTATGTCATAGACAAAGTCAATGTCACCGATATGTCTTGCTGTATATAACGCTGTGTCTGTGAAGAGCAGGTTCACCAAACGTGTTGACGTTCCCGCTACCAGCTGATTGCCTTCTGACAACACAACATCACCAGCTAAATTCGTTGCCGTTGTAATATATGTTGAGTCATCTTCTTGATCGGAAAACATAACCCGCATTGGATTGAATGTACCTGTGACACCTGCGGCATCCATGTTTGTGCCTAGCAAGAACACATGCCGTTCTGGTGATACGAACATAGAACCTATTTCGCTTGGTGCGATCACCTCGCTATTTGCGTTTTGATAGATCTGTGTTGCTCTCGCGGTTACATCTAGGGGCCATTTCCATAAACCTTCGAACCGTGGATTGAATAGCAGATCTTCACCAAACTGCGCTGAACTTACTGTACGCAACAACAAACCTGTTGCAGATCTTGCCGATGACCACGTACTCGCATTCCATGTCGATGTACCCCAGCCAAGACCCGGAACACCAGCGCTTCGACCTGTGGTGGCTTCATATGAAAAACCGACTGAACTGCCGCCGCCTGTTGCACTGCTCGATGCATTGCTTGATGCCGTAATAATATAGGTGTTGTCATTCGTGACACTTGTAACTTGAAATGTAGTATCAAGATCTAAACCACCTACTGCATCACCATTGCTGAACGTCACAAAATCGTTAGCAATTAAGCCGTGACTTGTGTGTGTAACGGTAACAGCTGCTGAACCACTGACTGTTACAAACGGATTGGCTCCCAGTGTACCCGAAGATCTGATGGGTGTTATATTATATGCCGCACCACCAGCCCAGACGTAGTGTCTTAGATTTGTATGTATAGCGAGATACTTTACCGTGGCGTTGTCGCGCCATGCAAACATGCCTCTCGGTGTACCATCTAACGCATCGAAACTTACAGCACTAAACCCACCAATTTTTTGCGCACGCCCCCGACGAAACCGCACATGGTCTGCATCAACAAATGCTGCCGTTTCCTGTGAATAAGCCGTGTCGTCTTTATTGACACCGGGCTGTAATGGTACACGTCTTAACATAGCCTACGCCTTTGATCTGTATTTCCTAGTTTTACTGGCTATTTTTTTAGGTTGCTTGGAATGCTGTTTTCCTTTTGCGGTGTCTTCGCGCTTCTTCTTGGTGGTTCTTGCATATTCAGCTGCTGTTAAATTTTTTCTTGCGGCTTTAGGTAGGTAACGCTCACCAGTGTCGGCTGACTTCTTGCCAGATTTTGTGCCCCAGTCTTGTTTTCCCCAGTTGACCAGAGATTCTTGAGGTTTCTTTAAACTCTTCTTAGTCTTTTTCGTAGGGGCCATTACTTATATCCACCGCCTGCAGCTTTATATTGCTTCGCAAGCATCTGCGCTTTTCTCGCTGACCACTGCCCAGCTTTACCGCCTTTTGTCCCTGCCTTAATCTTATTGAACAAACGCTTACGCATAGTCGGCTTGGTATAGTTACCTGCCTGATTAACCTTAGACTTTGCTTTTTTCTTTTCTGCCAATATCAGTACTCAATATGAATTGCATGAAACACCATTCCTGAAGAGAGCGCCTGACTGTAGCCAGCGTAAAGAATTGCACCTGCTTTTAACTCCAATGGCTCTGCCTCGGAGATGGGTCTCGCTGGATCATCGTTCCAGCAGAACTCAATGCACTTAGGTGCAGACGTAGCAGATACAGTGTTGGCAGCTATCGACTTTGTTAACGCTAGTCGTTTAGTGCTTCCACTGTCTGTTGATATCCACAAGTATAACACACCTGCGGTACAAGTTGCACGGGGCACAGCCCATATTTTTGTAACACGGTCGCCTTCAGAACTCGCCGTCAGTAGCGTCACCTGATTGGTTGGCGTGTCGTCGTTTAAACTGGTTGTTGCCGCTGTCGCAACTGCTGTTGAGTAATCGTGTGTTTGCGGATAAGCCGCGCTAGTAGTTTTAGCCATTGAATTTAAGGCCTATCTGGGAATGATACATAAGGCCAGTCACTGTGAGAAGGTAAGTCTCTAAGTGCCTGTCTGTATGTTTTCATTTCATCGGACATCGCAGGTGAATCATCTAAAGCATAAAAATCTGTTTCAGCTAGTAGCTCATTTCTTCTGGTTCTAGCTCCATCTGCTTCTGTTGCATCTAATTTCGCTTGATATGTTTTTTCCTGCTCTTCTTTAGTTTCGACTACATTTCCGTCTTCGTCTTTCGCATCGGAAAACATATCTACAACATGCCATGCTTCAATCCAGTTACCCTTAGAATCTTGTACAACACCATTTCGTTCAACACGTTCATATTTACCTGCCTCTGGTTGTGGCCCATATAAAACTGGATCTACACCAAGTAACTCAAGAACACTGTCATTCCAAACCTTCGGAAAACTTGTGTTGGAATTTTCTGATTTTAACTCACTTTGAGTTTTTAAATCACCAGAGCTTTTTACCCTATACTCCATGTTAACTCCTTATGCGATAGCGTAAAAAAAGTAATTGTGATCATCAACATTATGCGTTTGTCCACCAACAACGGTAAAACCAGAACTATGAGGATCAATGTAATCTGCTGATGCTTCTGCATCGGTAATATCAAATCGAATAAACGGATCAGATCCTGCATTAATTCCTCTAGTGGTATCATAAACGAACCAGTTACCTGAAACTCCTGCCGTTGCATCTTTAATCATTACCCACCTAGCTGCAAAACCGCAATTTATGGTTAAATCGCTTCCTGTTCCTTCATATGTACCAATTTTTGAAATGCCTGTTTGCTCACCAAATATGTACAAAATATACTCATTGCCTGATGTGTTAAGAGAATGTGAAGAATTACCCCCCGATTGCACACTAACAGCAAACTGAGTTGTAGAATCTATCTCGTAACCAGAAGCTCCGACTTTGTGTATAGCCGTTAATCCAGTAAAATTTGTATTCGAATTTAAAAATAGGTTGTACAATCCACTACCATAATATACGACCCAACTTGAACCTGTACCTGATGACAAACCATCTCTTCGTTTGCCCCAGATCATTTTTGGGATTGCTTGTAAATTATGGGTAATTGTTTGATCAGTTGCACCATCACCCACATAACCCACTATATCAAAAAATTTCGGAGATCTTCTCCACCAGTAGCTGATACCGGGAGCTAACCCTGTAGCCACTATGTTTGTTGAAGCAGCATTTCCACCACCGTTACCTGTTGTCCCCGGATATTTCCCTGCTCTACTGCCAGATACACTTTCACCATTAGTACTATGTGTAAAAAGTGTTGGCGTAGTTGTAGTAGAAGAGGTTGTCCAACTTGTCCAAGGTTCAATACCTCGTATTCTATCAGTAACCGCCCACTGTTGGTCTGCTGGAGTAGTAGAATCTCGTCTTTTCACAATTACCATATCATCTGGGCTTTTAAGAGCATAAGTAATACCATCAGAACTAAAGTAATTTGTAGATCCACCTGCGTTTATACCAAAAACTTCAGGGCCAGATTCCGCTTCTTTTGTGGGGCCACGGCGAATTGCCATATAGATAAATGTTTGCCCCGGAGAAAAAGCATCACTTGGCATTGTAAATCCGGTAGAAGTCAAGTTAAGGGTATTGTTAGTAAAGTTAAATTCTGCTCCAGCATTATCTGCTCTGAGACCGCGAGTTTTACCAGTGTCAGAATCATAGCCCGTACTATAGAACCCTCTATGTGAATCCATTATGTACCAATCACCACTTTGAGTGCTTGTAGAATTTTTGAATAGTACCCATTGCGGCTCCCACCCTAAGTTTGGGCCTTTCAAGGCACTACCACTCGAATCAGTAGTAAACGAACCACATTTGATTATATCTAGATCGCCGTTTGGGCCAAACCCACCATCATCATCATTATGTGCAAATAAATATGCAACATATGTTCCTCCGTTGGCATTTACGGCATTATAATGAGCAATTTTAAATTCAGTGCTTGTAATTCCTGATGTAAAGAACGTTTGGTTTCCTATTAAACTTGCTTTGGAGTTTAATTGCAAAATATACGGGTAATCTCCGGTTTCGTTTGGCAAACTTCGATGATAAACTTCCCAATTTCTTGTTGCGTCAAGCTGTTTAATAATGATCATCCCCGGAACACTTCCAAGGTTGTGAGCAATAGAACGAGCAGTAGCATTACCAGTGTAAGTTACTATATCAAAAAATTTTGGTGCTTTTCTGAATGCCCATGAGCAATATGTATCAGAGTTCCCATTACAATCATCTGCTGATACTACAGTAAAACCCGTGTCTCTAAATGCACTTAAACCGTTATTATCCGTTTCTTCTGCCGTACTAGAATTTGTAGAAAGCCGTTTTCCTGTGCCTCTAGCTGTATCGTAAAGACCATGTTCATGTTCTCCGTTTCGGCGTTTAAACCAAACAAGTCCACCTTCATTAAGAAGATCTATATAGTTAGTTTTGTTTTGGCTACTACCTGAACCGAGATACATGTGCGTGTTAAAAACGTCTTCTACGTTTAGCCCTTCACCCCCTACGCCAGAAGTCGAAGCAATTATTTTTTTAGCAGCACTCATTAAGCCATCGCCTGACCAGCGGTGAAGCCATAATATATTGTACCACCGTCATAGGTAACGAATACAAAGACATCTACCGCAGCATTACCTGTTGATAATGTCGGCGCTGTACCAGCACCCCAATCAACACTGTTGGGCCATGTGATTGTTCTTGCGCTACTATCTTGTGTTACCTTTAAGGTGAACGCAGAAACCTTGCCGTTTGCGGCTGGATTGCTAAAGGTATAGGTAACATTCTCTGAAAGCGTATGTGTAAAATTATCCCCATCTCTCAGATTGATAGTTGCCGCATTACTGCTTGAACTTACAGCGGTGCTTTCTTCAATTTTACCATTGTCAAATGTAACAACACCATTTGCATCAGCGGTAACCACTTTACTTGCTTCTGTCGTACCTAGTGAACTAACCACATTATAGTTCAACTGTGCAGCAGTTGCCGAAACAATTGTACCACCCAACTTCAAACCATTTGTGCCATCGTGGCTGGCTATATCGAAGTCGTATGACCCATCCAGAAAAGTCGTGTTACCTTTAATTATTAGTTTGTCTGTGCCGTCTTCGTCGTACTCAAGATACACATCTTGGTTTGTTCCAAAGTACAGCTTCTTGTCATCTGCAATAGTTACATCGCCACCAGCGATAAGCAACGAGTCGGTTCCATCCTCATCGTATTCTAAAGAAACATCTTGACCGCTTCCGAAATAAAACTTTTTATCGTCAGCGAGGGTTACATCACCGCCAGCTATAACTAGCGAGTCAGTACCGTCTTCATCATATTCCAGAGAAACATCTTGGTTGGTTCCAAAATATAATTTCTTGTCATCGATGATCGTGACATCATTATTAGCTACAGCTTTTGATGAGATATTTACTTCACCTGTACCCTTTGGTGTGAGGTCAATATCGACGTTGGAATCGCTTCCAAAAGCGCCTAACACAACAGAGTTACCCGTATCACTGTTTGTGACTTCGAGAGCGTTTACGGCAGATGAGGTTGTTTGGAACACAACCATCTCGTTGCCATTTGCATCAGCTATAAAACCTGCGTCGGCAAACTTTGGTGCTGTCAGTGTTTTGTTTGACAGTGTCTGCGTAGCGCTGTCACCAACCAGTGTGGAACTTGTCACTGGCAGGGTAAGTGTGACATTTCCTGAGAAGTCACTATGGGCTGGAGCGACCACGGCGGCATAATGAGCGTTTGAACTTTCACAGTAAAATCTGACGGCAGATACAGAACCGCCATTCTTTAAATCTATCAAGCCGCTTTCTATGCCTACGTTGCCATCGAGAACAACCTGACCACTGCCTTTCGGGGTCAACTTCAAGCCTATGTTTGTATCACCACCCGTTGCAGATATTTCAGGTGAGTTACCTGTAGCAGCATTGGTAATATCAAACTGATTGACCGCTGAAGAAGTTGTCTGAAATATAATCTGTTCATTACCGTTTTCATCACCAATAAAATGTGCATCATCAATTAGTATGTTGTGGCTGTTTGTATCTAAGTTACCACCTAACTGCGGAGAATCATCCTGAGATATTTCGGTTATAGCTGACGAAGTTGCAAGACCAGCAACTAAAGTTGATCTTGTAATTTTTTTCAGTCCACCGCCAGAAGTGTCTATTGCTAGAAAAAGATCATCAGACGCAACTGTAGATATTGCGGAAAGTGATCCGACAGACACTGACTCAAAGTTTGTTCCGTCAGCCACTAGGATGTTATGCTGGGTGCTGTTGCTTAATTGCAAATCAGATGTAGCAAAGCCACTGCTGTCTAAAGCTGCCGCCTGCCATGCTGAACCCGAATAGATTTTTAGAACATTACTTGAGCTGTTAAAATATAAATCTCCTTGAACCAAATCCGAAGAATCAGACCTAGATGACGGATCCGAACTTGCCGCACCGTGGTACACTAGACTAAATGCTGTGACCGCTGAAGCGTTGGTTGCCGTGGTGGATACGGCACTCGATATTCCCGCCACGGTTGACACATTAGCCTGTATACCGCTTACGGTAGATATTGCGCTACTTATTCCATTCAACACACCTACTTCAGATGACAGTCCCGCTACTGTATTTATGTTGCTTTTCAACGGGTCCGTGTTGAGGGCATCAATGTTTGTTTTATTATTTGCCACGGCGCTAATATTACTGGAATTATTTGCCACGGATGTGACGTTTCCGTTTATGCCACTTACGGTTGTGATGTTTGTCGCATTTGCATAAACCCCGTTAATTGCCGCAATATTTGCCGCCAGAGTTGCCAGAGTTCCTGTGTTGACGGCGCTGACAATATTAGCCAGTGAAGCACCAAGCAATGTTGTTATGACGTTACTGCCATCGACATATATAATGTCTTTGCCAACCGGGATCTCAACGCTATCCCCGGAACTGGTCTTGACGTAGACAGCGAACTCACCGCCTGTCGCATTGTGTATGAAATAAAGTTTCTCTACATTCGGTAACACAACATAACTAATACCTGTCAGTGTGCCCGTTAACTTCAGGGTCATATGACGCGCTTCATCACTGACAAAGTTTGTTGTTGTCAGCGTCGTTGTTCCTGATCCTGATATGTCTTTTGTCAAAACACCTGATATAGCTTCTTCTACCAACGCAAAGTTAACGTCAGTTAAAGTTCCCCAAGTGCCGTCGTTGCCGCCTGATTCTTGGTCTCTAAATCTTAGTGCTGTGGTTGCTGTATCTGCCATATGTTACACCGCCGGGACATTGTCATTAGTGACTTGCTGTCTCGCATAGCGTTTGTTTACGCCAGCCAGCGCACGCTCATAAAACTGTGCATACATAGCAGCTGCTTCTGGAAATTTGACGTAAGCAGATGCATGGCTAAGACAACAATATAATAAAAGTTGATATGCGTTATCGGTTAAGAAATTAGTGGTATTGGATGTAGACAGACGCGACAGTCTCTGGGTAAAACCAATCTCATAGACGTGTGCCGCAGATGGACTTGGTGCTACTAAAAATTCTGTTGCGTTTAGCTCGCCAAAATATTTTGGTGTGCCTGTAGTACTGGTGCTTGGATAAAACTCTTTTAAGAAAGTAACTTCGCGACGCTCTAACTGAATTACTGTGGAGCCACTTGTTATCTGGAAATATCGAATACCACGCTCACCTGTAGGTTTGATAATTGTGTTATCACCTATCGTCATTTCACCAGACGCAGATGAAAAGAAAGCGTCTTCCGTTACATCGTCAGCTATTTGATCTTCGGCGTTCTGGATTATCTGATCTAACTGACCCGCAAGTTCTGTCGTATTATTATCGAGCCAGTCCTGTATATCTGTTTTTAATGTTAAGAATGTCGCCA